GGTCCTTCTTTTTTTTATAAATACAATCATGCCGCTTACAACAAATTTCAATTTTCTTTCTCCTACGGGGTTTCGTCTTACTATCAACCGAAATCGTTTTGCGAACGTTGAATATTTTATTACCGGAATTACGATTCCAAATGTAAGTATGGGAGAAACCTCTCAGGGTTTTCGGGGGCACACTTCTTTCTTGGCCGGAGATGCCATTTCATATGATACACTATCTCTTCGATTTGCGATTGACGAAGATTTGAAAAATTATAGAGAAATATTTGATTGGATGATAAACAATCGAGAAAATGGTTTGGATTTTTCTGATATGATCCTATCGGTTCTTACCAACCACAACAACGGAAATCGAGAATTTCAATTCAGAGATGCATTTCCTATTTCTTTAAGTGGAGTTGAATTCACAACACAGGCGACAGATGTAGAATATTTACAGGCGGATGTATCGTTCCGTTACTCGGAGTTTTCGGTTATTAAATAGTAATAAATAATACTATATGATGAAACTTGATGATATCCTTGAGATGTGGAAAAAGGACTCGAAACTCGATCCATCTTTCCTTGACGAAGCAACTGTTCAGAATTCAAAAAATCACGCCAAATACATCGAACTGCATAGTATAATTAAGTTGCAGTTGAAGAAAAAAGAACTGGCGCAGAAAATTCTATTGCGCGATAAATGGCTTCACTATTCGGGTAAACTACCCAAAGAAAAAATCGATGAGTATGGTTGGTCCTATGATCCCTTTGATGGGAAAACGGTCCTCAAATCTGATTTTCATTATTTCTTTGAAAGTGATGAAGACTTGCAGAGAAGTGAAGAACACATCACTTATCTTAAAACGGTAGAAGAAACTTTGAAAGAAATTGTGGACACGATTAAATGGCGTCATCAAACAGTTCGAAACATGATCGAGTTTGCTAAGTTCACCAGTGGAGTCTAGTGATCAAAATCTCAAAGTTCAACGAAGCAAAACTGATCATCGAATCTGATGATTCGGGGATACTTCGTGAGCTGTATGAGTATTATACATTCTTTGCTGAAAATTATAAATGGATGCCAGCTTATCGCAATAAGATCTGGGATGGAAAAATCAGAATTTTCGATCTACGAACTCAACAACTCCCCTATGGTCTACTGACCCAAACACTCACTTTCGCCCAAGAAAGAAGTTATGGAGTAACTCTTGATCCTTCGATAAAACATAGTTGGAAAGACAGAGACGATATTAAATCATATATCGATGATCTTTCTCTTTCGGTAAACGGTAATGCTATAACACCCCGTGATTATCAGTTAGATGCGGCCATACATTCTCTCATTCGACATCGATGTATTCTCCTTTCTCCAACCGGATCTGGTAAATCTCTTATTATTTACCTTTGTATTAGATATTTTCTTCATCAATACAACGACAAAAAAGCCTTGATTGTTGTACCTACTACTTCTTTGGTTGCTCAAATGGCCAAAGACTTTCAAAATTATTCATCCTTTGATGACACGTTTAACGCGGCCGAGGAAGTACATCAAATTTATTCTGGAAAAGAAAAATTCGATTTTGAGGCCTCGGTTGTAATTACTACGTGGCAGAGTGCAATCAAACTTCCCGTTCAATGGTTTAATCCGTATGGAATGGTGATAGGAGATGAAGCTCACACGTTCAAAGCAAAGTCTTTGACAACTATCATGAATCGTTTGGTTAATGCTGAATACAGAATTGGAACAACCGGAACATTGGATAATATGATGGTCAACCAACTTGTATTGGAAGGAAACTTTGGACCGCAATACAAAGTAACTTCCACAAAGGAGTTGATGGATTCGGATACCTTGGCGCAATTGACCATTAAATGTCTGGTTCTTAAGTATTCAGACGAATCGAGAAAAAATACAAAGGAATACAAATATCCAGAAGAGATTGATTACCTAGTAAGTCATCAAAAAAGAAATAAGTTTATCGTAAACCTTACCGTCGATCAAAAGGGGAACTCTTTAGTTCTTTATAATCTTGTGGAGAAACACGGGAAACCACTTTATGAAATGTTTCTTAAGAAAGTGGAAAAGGAAAGAAAAGTATTCTTTGTTTCGGGCGCCGTCGATGCCGAGGAAAGAGAACGAATCAGAGAGATTACCGAAAAGGAGAAAAATGCAATCATAGTTGCTTCAAGTGGAACTTTTTCTACGGGCATCAATCTGGTTAACCTAAATAACATTGTGTTTGCTTCTCCGACAAAATCTCAAATACGAGTTCTGCAATCAATTGGTAGAGGATTGAGAAAAACGGCTGATAGTAAACCAACAACTGTTTTTGATATATCTGATGATCTCTCTTGGAAAAAGAAAAAGAACTATACTCTGAATCACGCCATTGAGCGTAATAAAATATACTCAAAGGAAAAATTCCAAACAAAAATATACGAGGTACCACTATGGACTTAGAATGGAAAGAGATATACGAAACACTGTTAGAAGGAGTAGATGCAATAGATATTTTCAGTTATCGTTTATCCGATGGTAGCTACATAATGGCCGAAGAACTAACTTACGATGAGATGATGGATGTAATTCTTATCGATCTTCCGATTTCTGTCAAATTTCTTAAAAATGGTCAAGTAGTTTTAAATCGTTGGATATATCAAGGCTCAATAGGGGATGAAGATGAATCAAATCATATACCGGTCTCTCTCATGATAGATAACATTGTTGCTAGATCTAATACTCCGATCAATCTAAAGCAATCATATATCAAATATCATTTCTTTGATAAATTATCCAATACATTAGATACTGAAGAGTTTAATTCTGTAATTAAAGATTTATCTTCTTATGATCTTGATAAGAAGGATACTAGTAGCGATCCTCTCATGGATATGTATAATAAGAGGATACAGTACCCATATTGGAATTGATATTCGGTCTTTCTTGGAAGATCTTAGAGTATTATACCCAATATAAAAAAACATGTCAATAAAATATTTTTTTTATTTACAAAATTGATTTTTTGATATAATATACATTATTATGAAAGTAAAACCTAAAGATAAACCACATTATGTGAATAACAAAGAATTTTCTCAAGCTGTAGTCGATTATGTCAATTCCGTAAACGAGGCCAAAGAAAAGGAAGAAGATGACCCCATTGTTCCGGAATACATCGGTGAATGTTTCCTTAAGATAGCTGAGGGTCTGTCTCGTAAACCAAACTTTATTGGTTATACGTATCGTGAAGAGATGGTCATGGATGGTGTTGAAAACTGCATTAAAGTCATCATGAATTATGACGTTGAAAAAGCCACAAGAACAGGACTTCCCAATGCGTTTTCATACTTCACTCAAATTGTTTGGTATGCTTTCCTTCGAAGGATTCAAAAAGAAAAAAGGTATCAAGACATCAAAGAAAGATACACGATCTATGCTGACGTCAGCAATTTTGCTGAATTTGACGGAGGAATAGACTCAACAAGCATCATTGATCGAGCGAGACTTAAGTCACAACAGCTTCGACAAAGAGATAATGAGCTGAAACAGATCGCAAAGAAGGAAAGATCTAAGAGGCGATCAAAGAAAAAGATTTCCAATAAAACAGATGGATTGGAAGCTTTCTATTCACCACTTTAAGCGGGTATAGCATAATGGTAATGCGGTAGTTTTCCAAACTACTGATGTCGGTTCGATTCCGCCTGCCCGCTCCAATATTGCCCCGTTCGTCTAGCGGTTAGGACACATGGTTTTCATCCATGCAACAGGAGTTCGATTCTCCTACGGGGTACCAATTTTCTTAAAAACAATTACACCATCAACCAGCATAACCTCAAACTTATCTCCAGCTGATACTTTAATCTGATTCGAGTGTAAATCACTATCAAAGATAATGTCCCCATTATCCATAAGGTTGAAATCGTAATCCACAAATTTTATTGACATATTCTTATACATATAGTGGATAATTGGTTTGGTTAAACATGTTTTATAGTAATCCCTAATAATATCAGCAAAGTATCAATAATTTTAATAAATCAAGCAACCAGCAGATTGTAAGTCGAGTTTTAGGCGTTCGGTCATATCCATCTTCGTCATGAGATAGTCTGTTGACTCAACCCAGAACCAAACCGCAATCTCAATGTTACCTTTGCCGAGATTAACCGCCCCAACAATAGCATCCGGATCTTTCAGGACACGGCCGTCAGATTTCAGGGAGTTCCGAATCGTCTCTTTGACAACCTTAAGATCCTCTTTATAACTTACGTTCACAGTCAGATCGATTCGCCGAGTTTCTTTGGTCGAATAGTTCACAATCGTTCCACTGGTAATTTTACTATTAGGTACAATCACAACTTGGTTCTGTGGCGTACGCATTTTCGTTTTGAATGTGCTTATTTCCTCTACGATACCTTTGGTCCCGCCGGCTTCAATGTAGTCCCGCACTTTGTAGGGACGGAAGAAAATGATCATCACCCCAGAAGCAAAGTTCGACAATGATCCTTGGAGGGCTAAACCAACCGCCAGTCCAGCGGCACCGAGAACAGCAACCAAAGAGGTCGTATTGATGCCCAGTTTTCCCAACGCGGCCATAACAACAACCAAGATCATTAATGTTTTCGCAATCCGGCAAAGGAAACCGGCCAAGGTTTCATCCATTCCGCTCTTAACGAATCCTTTTCGCAATATTCTGGTGAGGATACTTGAGATCTTGCGGCCGACAATAAAAATGACCAAGGACATGATGATATTGATAGACCAGTCGATGCCGACAGTCATAAACCATTGTTTTATTACACTAGATGAATCTTCCGTGATAACCATACATATATTTATTCAATTGCAAAAAATAATGTTGACATATTAGTTTATATGTTCTATAGTAATCCCTAATAATATGAGCAAAGTAGCAATAATTTCAGATACACACTTTGGTGTTCGTAACGGTTCTGACATATTCATTAACTACATGGATAAGTTCTTTACGGATGTATTCTTTCCTTACTGTGAAAAGAATGGAATCAAGAAGATTATTCACATGGGTGATTTCTTTGATCATCGAAAGTTTATTAATATCAAAGTTTTGAAACGAGTAGACAACTTTTTCACATCTCAACTTGTTGCTCGTGATATGACAATGGACATCATTTGTGGCAACCATGATGTTTATTATAAGAATACGAATGATCTTAATTCTCTTCAGGAAATTCTTGGAGGAAACGAAAGAATTCGAATTCATATGAATCCCGTAGATTTGCAGTTTGGAGATCTTCAAATCGGCATGTTGCCATGGATTTCAAATGACAAC